CGGCCAGCGAGAGCCACCGCACCGACGTGCTGGGGTATGACCTGGCCGAATACAACCTGACCTTTGTGGCACAGCTGCCATTTGGGCGGGAGCTGAAGCCCAACCTGGACGCTGCTGATTTTTTCGCCGCGCTCTCCGCCTGGATCCGCGGGCAGGAGCGCACCCACAACTACCCCGCTGTCAGCGGGTACCGCGTGACCAAAATCACGGCATCCAACGCCGGTGTACCCACCGGGGCGGATGCCAACGCGGCCCGCTATCAATTACAAATCAAACTCTATCTTGAGGAGGAATAACCATGGCAGAAGCTGCTATCAACCTGACCGCCGGCCAAAAAGCTGACCGCAAACTAGACATGATCTTTGTGGACGTCGGCGGTTCCGGCACGGAGACCTGGGAACTGCTGGGCCGCGGTGTGGAGGACGCCAGCGTGGAATACAACCACGACACCGACACCGTGACCGACATCCTGGGCATTACGGACGTGAACGTGAGCGCCGCAAAGCCGGAGCTTGACCTGGACCCCTGCACCATCCGCGGCGGCCAGAAGCTGAGCGCCAAGCTGCTGGACATTGAGCGCCGCAACGCCGTAAGCGAGCTGAGCATGTTCGATGTGCTGCACGTCCACTGCTTCCTGGGGGCTGCTTCCGGCTCCTTCACGGCGGAAAAGCACACCGGCTGCACCATCGTGCCCCAGAGCCTGGGCGGCTCCGATTACGTCGGCATGCCGATGAACGTACACCTGTCCAACAACAAAACGCTGGGCACCTGCACCATTGCGGCCGGCGTGCCCACCTTCACGGAGGAATAAACAATGGAGCTGAACATTGACCGCGGCTTAAAAAGCTATGACGTCAAGGATGCGGACGGCACCCTGATCGGCACCATCCGCTTCAACCCCTCTGACATCGGCCTGGCCGGCCGCATGGAGGAAGCCCGCGCCAAGATTGCCGAAATTACGGCCGCGCCCGTGACCGGCCCCGAGGATCTGGTGGAGTGGGACAGGCAGGTGCGCCACTGGTTTGATTACATCTTCGGCACGCCGGTATCGGATGTATTCTTTGCCGGGGTATCCAGCCTGGCTTTCTGCGAGGACGGCAGCCTGGTGGCCGAAGCCGTGTTGGATGCCGTCACCCCGATGCTGACCCAGGCGGTGGAAGCCGCCGCCAAGGCCAGCGCGGCCCGCATTGCCAGGCACGCGGACGCCTACCAGGGCAGCACCGCCGGGCTGGCCCCGGAGCAGCAGTGAACGGCTGGAAGCTGCCCACCAGCGTGACGGTATGCGGGCAGGAGTTTGCCATCCGCAGCGACTACCGCGCCGTGCTGGATGCCATCTCCGCTCTGCGTGACCCGGAGCTGAGCCCGCAGGAACAGACCCTTGCCTGCCTGGAGATCCTGTACCCGGACTGGAAGCGCCTGCCGGACCTGAGTGCAGCAGCCCAGGCGGCCATGGTGTTTA